TTGGCCTTCTGGGTTTGTTCCCCCAGCTTTGAATCTACCTACACCCATTCTTTTTGCTTTTCCTAATCCACCTTTTCTTGTTGCTGATAGTGTACCAGTTTTTTTGGTTTGTGTCAATACGGAATCCTGACCATACTTCTTACCAAGTGCCTTTACTGTCTTTTTAAACTTTCTCTTACCCATCTTTCCAGAGGTAACAACGTGACTTCTTTCTTTTACTTTCCTTTCTTTACCAGTCTTATCCTTTTCCATATATGAACCAGTAACTTTGGTAGCACCACCTAAACCTCTACCACGAATATCTTTATCTAATTGTTTTGCTCTAGCACGATTTTCCTTTGCGGATTTATCACCTCTAGATGCAGACAAAGCAGCCATACCACCTTTATCAGATTTACTTTTTATACGAGAGAGACTGCTCTCTTGCATGAATTCTTGGAAGGTCTTCATTGTTTACTTTTCCTCTGATTTATTTATTTTTTTCATCACCTTCCTATAAAGATGATATTGAACTCCTTTATGCCTTAACATAATCATCTTTGCCATAGTCATCTCTTCGCTATAGAAAATAATCGGTTCATGTTTTAATCCTATGTCACCACTCATACACACCTCCTACGCTACTAACTCAATAAATTCACTCAATACCCTCTTATTTAGTTTTTTTACCTTGAGTGACTTGGCAAATGCCCTTTTGATCTCTGCTTTTGTTGCTTCTTCCTTAACAGTAAACTCATCATCTGCTGATAAAGCATTAGAAGATAGACCGAAGTATGCATCATAACCTGATGATTTGATGTTGAAACTCTTTGTCTTCTTCCAATCTTTCTCTATCTGTTGCATCTCCTTAGATCCATACTCAGCATATGCTCTAGCAAACTGCATTCCTTCTCTACTATTCACTAGTCTAATACCAATGAAGTTTGTAGATGGGAATCTGTCTTTAAGATTCTCTAGCATAGAGTTTGTAAAATGATTATAACCCTTCAATCTGTATGTTCTACCCATTCTACGGTCACGCAAGAACACAGTACCATAGTCAGTGCTATTAGTTCCCATGTATGGTTCATCTTCCCATCTACGATCTACAGTGCGGTTGTAAGGAATAGATCCTGCTTCACCATCAGTAAGTATTACACATTGAACCTTCTGAACCTTGTTCACTTTTTGGAACTGAGGAATAATCTGATGTAAGGATACAAGTGCTTCATTCAATGGTGTGCCTGATAGATTTAATCTAGCTGGAACACTGTAGAATCCATAACTACGTGAACTGAATCTATCTGCTAGTCTCCAGATATTAAGCATCTGATGATCTAGTGTCTTAGCATTAACATTACTAGTAAGCATATTGAGTAAAGCAAATCTATCATCAATGTAGAGTTCTTTCTCTACTCTCTCACAATGTGCCTTTGGTTCTTCTAGTTCATACTCGGTGATGTACTTTCCTTGCACATCATCCCATCTACGAGATCCATTGTGCCACTCATTAGTAAACGCATAAACTTCAAATGGTATGTTTACTTTTCTGCAGAACCAAATTAGATTGTATAACTGTTTGATAGTATCCTGCATAACATAGTTCATAGAACCAGACCAGTCAAGTATGAATATAAGACCATGGTTCTTACCATCAGGAACAACAGTTACCTTCTTGAATATATCTTCATTGAACTTGTATGTGTGAAGTTTTGCAGTATCAAGAACACCAGTGCGAGCAGTTGATGAACGAGCATATGAATCGGCAGCCTTCTTACACTCAAACTCTTTGACTAAGTATGATACTTCTTTCTTTGCACTATTTTTGAACTCACGATATGATTTGTCAACTTCATAAAAGATGTCAGGATTAAGTTCAACTGTTTCAATCTCACCAGTGCTACGATTATATCTTGTAGATGTCTGTCTATCTTTAATATAGTCTAACCATTTTTCAGCATCAGTATTGAATGAGTGATCAACATACTCATGAATCTTATCATTATCAATAATGATTGTATCAAGATTAACTTTAGGAACTGATACATACACATGATTACCACCAGTGTGATTAACCAACTCTTTTAGATTCTCTTCTAAGTTCTGAGCAGTTGTAACTTCAACTTCTCTTCTATCATTAGATCCTCTTAATCCACCACCACTAGTAGGAGTATCATTCACAGGTGCACTATCATCACTAACTCTATCCTCTTCTCTTGAGTCTGTTTCTTCTTGACCATTAGAATCGGATGAATCAGATCCTTGACCTTTGATTTCTTCACCTTCACCCTCACCAGAACCACTGTCACCAGAGCCTTGCTCCATCTCTACCAACTGCTCACTGTCATCTGGTCTTGAATCTTCACCCTTTCTATCCATCTCTTGTTGACAGTAATCATTAAGAATCTTAGCAACACGAAGAGTATCTTCAAAAGTTTCAATCGCATCAATCTGGTTTATGATTCTCTGCTCTTCTTCATTGAAATCAATGTCAATAAAATTACCGATCTTATAGAATAAGTTTGCACGATCAGCAAGATTCATTTCATCAATATTAAGATCTGATACTCTAAAGAAATCTTGACCATGTAGTTCATGATATCCTCTGTAGAATGTCTTAGGAATACCAAGATACTTACGCTTCATCAACTTCTCAATACGAGCATCCTCTACAACATTCACAACACCATGAGGAATATCTGTATCCTTCCACCACTCTATGTCAGGTGTGAATAAAGCATGACCAACTTCATGACCAACAAGCATATCATACACAGCACTACTTGCTTTCTCCCATAGAGGTAAAGTCAAGACACGAGTTCCAACATTGAATGATGCTGTTTCGACTTGCTTGTGCTCTACAACAATATCTTCAGTAGCAAGTAACTTTGCTAGTTGTGATTTGATTTCTAGTGCTGTTGATGTCATCTGTGTTTCTCTGTATATACCTATGATACGACAAATCCGCCTTACGAGGGCGGATAGTGTGCAGCTTTTTCAACTGTTTTACTCTTGCCCTTGCTTGTCTCAGGGCCTGTGGTTTTAACGTTCGTTTTTGTTCTTTTTTTGAGTGATGTTGCCAATTAGGAATCTTCATTGTTCTGAACAGTATCAAGAATATTTATCATAGGGATCCACCCTATACTCATCATAACAGATATATCTGCTACATTATCATCAACTTCACCTGGTGTAAACTTTTTTATAGGTAAATCACCTTGACCAAATTTTTCTGCTAATTTTCTAACAGGAACAGATTCACCATATCCCACAGGAACAGGCCCTGTAATTGTCGTAGGTGCAAGAAAACGAATGGCACTACAAACATCATGAACATGAATCCAGTCTCTCCTGTGGTTAGTGACGTAGGTTGCCTTTTTATCTCTGAGTAACCCATACATCATATTGTCTCGACTATCGGGTGCATAGACCGTTGTGAACCTCATTCCGACTGAATTAGGAGGAGCCATTTGCTCATTGATCCATTTACTCATAGCATATGGGTTCTCCCAATAGTTTCCATCTACTGCACTTGACGATGCATATAATAATCTAGTACCTGTTTCTCTACACCAATCAAATAATGGTTTTGCCTTTACTACGTTGTTAATGTAATATGCATCTGGAGATTCTAAACTCTCACGAATGTCTGCCCATGCTGCAAGATGAATGACTAGATCATAATCACCACCCTTAAAACTTGATACACAATCAGGATAATCTATGCCATGCACATTAGCATATCCTAGTTCTCTTCTCCAATCAGCAAAAACATGCTGACCTATAAATCCTCTGTGACCTGTTACTAATACTTTCATGTTACTGGCCAATCAATCACCTTTCTAATCTGTTCATTATACTTCCATACTTCTTTAAACATATCTGCATTGACACCATGAGATTCCATCTGAACAATCAGAGAGTTCAAGTCTTTAGGAAAACATGTTCCACCAAATCCACGGTCATTATCAATACCAGGTACTTTTGTATGTGATACTCCTATACGACTGTCTGCCACTACACCACCACAGACAGTGCCATAATTCATACCAGTTGCTTGGCATAGATCATAGATTTTGTTGAAGTATGCAACTTTGTATGCAAGGAATGTATTGGAAAAATATTTGATCGCTTCACTCTCATCAGAAGATGTAATGATATTCGGGATATCGGGAAAATGATCCATAAAGAAAGAAGCAAATTCATGACATAGATCATAGTCTCCTCCGATAATATTTCTTTCTGAGTTGGCAAAATCTTGTATGGCATTTCTTGCTGTTAAGAATTCTGGGTTATGAATTACATTAAATCGTTCATAATATTTTCTTGTGGTTCCTATTGGCACAGTTGATTTAATTATAAATGTTCCTATTATATGTGCAAAATTAGGATCAGGTAATCTTTCAAAAAAATCATCAAGTATTGAAAGATCACACTCTCCACCATTCCTCATAGGAGTTGGTAGGCAAACAAATATAAAGTTTTGATTTATAACTTCTTCTAATGTATTTAACGATCTATTCTTGTCTACGTCATAAAC